TGCAGCTGACCCATGCAGACCAGGAACAGATTCAAGGCATCGACGTGCGCCGGCCAGACTTCGCAGACCTCTGGCGCCGGCTCCTTCGTGGCTTCGGCCTCGTCGGGCTGCAGACCAAAGGCGCGCAGGGATTCATCAAAATCAGCGTCATCGCCTGCCTCGCGGTCATCCTGGGGGCGCAGGGCGTGGCGGGCGATGGCTTTTAGTTTTTTGCGGGGCCGTTGACGTAGTTGTCAAAGAAGCTGCGCACCATGGCCGACTCCAGCGGGTAGATGGCGCACAGCCGATCCACATTGGCGGGGGTGAAAGCCATGGGCGTTCGGTCTTCCTCGACCAGGTCAGAGCCAAAGCCTTCAAGCACTTCGTCGAGCACCTCGCGGTCTTTCATGGGCATGGTGTCGGCGTCGTCTTGCGCCGCTTTGGCGGCATGGCGGATGCGCTTGAGCAGGTCTCCCACGGCATCTTTTTCGAGCGCCTTGAAGACGACACTGAACTTGACCCTGGTGACCTTTCCGCCGTCAGCGGGGATACTGGCGACGACAGGAGCGATGAAGGTGGGCTTGGAAGTGACGATGAACATGGCAAAACTTTCAGGAATGAACGGGAAGAGACTACAAATTCAATAGCACCTTGCGCACACGGCGCAAGGGCTTAATGCCGATTTGGCTTAAAGGCTGATCAGGCGCAGCTCGTCATTGCCCGCGACCGGGTCGAGTTCGAAGTCAAAGCCGACCATGCGCTGGCCGTTGAACTCTTCCTTCTTGTGCGCCTTGAGCACCATCGCCGGGGCGTGCAGCATGATCTTGTTGCCGGTCACCGTGCCAATGACAAAGCCCAAGCCCTGCACCGTGCGGTTCTTGATCTGGCCAATGAAGATGGCTTCCTGCGCGGCCGTCAGGTCCAGGCTGAACGCTCCCTTGATCTTGCGGTCCTGCAGCACCACGGTCTCGGTGCTGAGAAGAGGACTAAAAGCGACCTGGTTGCCCCAGTCGAGCTCAAGGCCCGAGCTGTTGTAGGCCGTGCCGCCAGCGAGCGCACCCAGGGCATAGGTGCAGCCGAGCTGGATGTCGGTGACGTTGGCCTTGACGATGGCGACCGGGTCTTTCCAGGCGGTCAGCACGGCCGCTGCGTTGGCCGCGGCCGTCGGGGTCGATTCCAGGCCGGTGAACTCGAACGTCAGCTTGGGCACCTCGCCCGACTTGGCCGACAGCTTGACAGTACCGAAAGCGCCAATCAACTTATGCAGCAGGCCGTCGTCGTACCAGTACAGGCTCAGCGTCTTTAGCAAATCGCTGGCCGGCAGGTATTCGACCCGGTTCGGAGTCAAGAGGCCGATGGTTTCGGCGCTGGCACAACCCAGCAGCAGCGCACCCCAGGCGGGGGCCGTGGCAGCGGTTCCCGCGCCCGACAGCAGCACCGAGAAACTGCACTTACTGTAGGACGTACCCGGAATGGAAATAGCAGCGCCGAACCAGCCGGCCATGAGCGGCACATCGACCGAGCTGATTTCCAGCGGCGTGATGGACAAGTCGAACACCTTGAGCGCATTGGCCGCGCCAGTAGGAACGGCGTCAACGCCGGTGGTGGCCTCGACTTTTGCAAGGACAACGGTTTTCTTGATGATGCGGGGCATGGTTTACTCCAGGGGGGTTTCAGGGTCGGCGGCGGATGCACCAACATCCACCCAGCCGGGCAGCGCGATGTCCCAGCGCCAGCGACCGCCACCGGGGATGGGGGTGTTGTCGGGCGTGGCCGCGTTAATCACGGTCGGCGGCGCGGGGTTGTTAACGCGCGGATCGGTCGGGTTGCTTGTCTTGGCCATCAGGCACTCCAGTAATAGGTCGTCAGTTCAAATTCATCAATCCACCACAGCCGCCCATCGCCATCCAGGCGCAGCAGGCGCCCGGCGGTATACGTCACGGGCTCGCCGGTGGCTTCGTCAGGAACCCAGCCGACCAACGCCTGGCGCAGGGCCAGCCGGTGCACCTTGAGGTCGTCCAGCGCCGCGCCACCTTGCGCATCGCGCCGGTTGCTCAGCACATGCAACACGCAAAAGGCCTGGGCAATGCGCTGGCCGGTAGCACCGGTCATGCCCATATCGCGGCTGCTTTCAGCCAGGGGCAGCACGAATGCCGCCGGCATGGCCACCACACCCTCAATGGCGGCATCCAGATCCGCGCTGGCGCCGACAGAACGCAGCGCGGTCAGTTCGGTTTTCAGGCGGGCAACGATCAGGCTCAGGTCCATGGCGCGCCTTCTAATTAGTAGCCGGCCAGCTGGTCAGGGCCAAACACCCTGGCAGCGGTACGCGCGGCCACCGCATTGCCTGCGCCGCCTGCAGCAGGCACGGCAGTGATGCCGGCCAGTTGCACTTCACCCGTGGCCAGGCGCTTGAGCACGGCCACAGCGTCCACATAGCGCTGGCGCACGCTGTCGGGCACCTTGTCGCCGCACAGCTGGTAGCGCGCCAGGTCGGCGCTCAGCCGCACCAGCACCGCCGGCGTGCTGGCGAGCGGCAGCGTGTAGCGCGTGGCCAGGTAGCCGTCAATCTCGGCATCGGCGTCCGCAAGTGCGCGGCCCAGCACCACCTCGTCGATGGTCACGCCATCGAATCGGTCGGTGCGCTGGGCCAGCTCTTCATGGCCGAAGCGCTCGACCATGTCGGCTTGGGTGGCGTAGGTCATCGCGCGGTGTCGGCTGGCGGGTGGTTAACGCAGTACGCGGATGATGTCGCCCGCAGCGGCTGCCGCGTCGCGCGCCGTGCCAAAGGCCACGCCAGCGGCCAGCGTGATGGCCCGGCCGCTGGCATCGGCCTGGACTTGCGCGCCGACGGCCACAGCAGCGCCAGCGGTGACCAGCAGTTCGCCATGCGTGGCCACACCGGCTTGCTCTCCGGCGTCGAAGTTGGTCACCGGCACGCCCAGGGCGCGTTCGCCAGCCGCGCAGGTCGAACCGGCGAAGTTGACCAAGGTAAAGCGACTCAGGGCGGCAGCTGCCAGGATGGTCGTGGTGAGAAGGACTTTTTCAGTTTTCATGATGCCGGGTTACTCCGTGGATGGGGTGGAAACAGCGACGGCGGCACTGACCGCAGCCGTTTTGCACAGGCGAGCGGCTTGCACCTCGGTGAGCGCAATCTCGTCGCCTGGCTGGTACAAATCGCCGTCGAGCAAGATGGGGCAGCTGCCCACGACGTGGAAGCTGGTGACCAGGACCTCCTGGTCCTCGCCCTTGCCGGCCTTCGCGGCTGGCTTGACAGGTGTTTTCGCCATGATCAGAGGACCACGTCGCTGATGAGGTAGCCGGCATCGACGCCCAGCAAGAAGGGGCGAAAGATGTCCGTGTTGCGGATCAACTCCAGCTTGCCGTCTTCGGTGCGCGTATCCACCACCGGGTTGCCGCGCTTGCGCAGGGTGTAGCCGTAGCTCGGCTCGTAGGGGCTGCGGTCTGCACCGGCCGCGCCTGGAACGTAGGCCAGCACGATGGCGTCGCCCCACACATCGACCGTGGCGCCCGCATCGTTGGACCAGACGCTCTTGCCGATCACGATGTTTTCGATCTCGAAGATCTCGCGCAGGTCGGCCAGCTGCACCAGGCGCGAGCGGTTGTCGCTCAGGATAGCCTTGAGCTGGGGGTTCTTTTTCATTGCACGCCAGGCGGTGTAACCCACCACCATGGTGTTGGGTTCCTTGACGACCTTGGCGCGGATCGCGGCCTTGGCGTCGCTGATGACGCCCTCGGGGTCGCTGCTGGCATGGCTGAACTGGCTGGTGCCGCTGAGCGTGATCTTATTGCCGACCGCATAGTTGGCAGCGTTTTGCGCCATCTCGGCCACCTTGAGCTCGTGACGCAGGCGAATGCCTTCGACCACCGTCATGGTGGCGCGGGCCTGCAGCGGATAAGCGCTTTCAGCGTCTTCGCGGTAGTCGATCGGGTATTCCAGGTCATGCTCGTCGAGCGACACGTCCATGCTGCCGATGTCTTCCGGGTTGATGCGGTTGGACTTGGCGCGCAGGGCGCGCTCGGTGCTGTACGCCTTGAAATGCTCCTTGCCAAACAGCGGAATCTTGCCGCCTTCCTTTTCCACATAGACAAAAGGCATCAGCTGATCGCCGACGAATTGCTCATTGGTGTAGCCGGCGGCCAGATTGGTGAGGACCGGGTCAACGATCCGAAGTTTGCTTAAGCGGGACATAGCGATGCGCTCCTGTGGGGGTGGTGAGGGTTACTTGATGACGGCGCGAGCAGCGGTGGCGTAACCCACCTTGTGCTCGGCCATGTGGGCGCGAATGGCCTTGTGCTGAGCCAACCGGTCAGGATCGGCACTCTCGGCGAACTGGGCATCTTCATCGACATCGCCCGGGACTTTTCCTGCGGCGCGGCCATGCGTGGCGGATTCGCCAAAGGTGACCTGCGCGGGCTGCGCGGCCAGCAAGGTCATCAAGCCAGCCAGCAAAGGCACTTTTGCGTCGCCTTCGCCAAATTCAACCGGGGTAGCCTGCGCGGCCAGGTGGTCCAGCAAGGCCACGGCCACAGCCTGGCTGGCGGGCAGCAGCTTGGCCTGACTGGCCAGGTCCTCGCAAAATGCCACATGGCCGGCATGCGCCTGCTCGGCCAGGGCGCGGGCCTCATTGGCCTGGACTTGTGCCAGTTGGGTTTTGAGGGTGGCGTTTTCCGCTTCAAGGGCGGCTTTTTCGGCAGGGGTCACGGTGTTCTCCGGGAGTTGTGGGGCGGGGGTGGGTTCAGAAAATGCAGCTGCGGGCTCCAGCACGGCTTCGCGCACCTCGTCCAGGGCGGCTTGCTCCAGGCTTTGCACCAGGTGGCCGGGCACGACTTCATCGGCCACAGCCAGGCCCTTGTCGCCAATCAGCCAGTCGCGAAAGCGGCGCCACAGGCCGGCGTTGGTCATGTCGTCCCACTCGCTGAAGGCGACGCCCTCGGCAAAGCTGACGCAGCCGTCATCGCTGGCGCTGGCAAAAGCCGGATCGTCCAGACCCTTGAGGGCCGGGTTCTGTGCACCCAATACGCCCACATGACGCAAGTACCAGACACCAGGGACTGGGTTACTTGCGTCAGTGGGACGGTAAAACTTGGCCGACACCGTGCCAAAGCGCCCGGCATTGACCGCTTCGGCAAAGGCCGGGTCCACCTGGGCCGGCACGGCAAACAGGCCGCGAGACGTGGCAACCAGGCTGGCCACCCAGCCTTGGGCCGGATCATCGGTGGCCGGGTGGCCAATCACGATGGGTGCCTTGCTGACCGACGGGCTGAACGCAGCGGCCGTGGCCTGCAGGTCGGCTTCGGAAAATTCGATGGTTTCGCCGGCCATGGTGGTCCAGCGGCCGGGCTTGAAGATGTGCACCGGTTTGGCGGCGGCAGCGGGTTTTGTCATGCCGCCAGTGTCTGGCGCGGCAGGGCCGGCAGCCATGGCGCAAGGCTACGGTGGGTAGCTTGAATAGCCGGATGGACCGTCAAATCCTGCCGCAGCGCCTATTCAGTATCGGCTACATGTCGCATTAGCCTCAAGGACGCAAATTAACGCGGCATTAACGCGGGTCTAATGGGAAATACAGCCCAGCGGTACAGCAACAGACAAAAACGCGCCACAGGCCCGCAAATTCAAGCACGCGGGTTTACAGCCCGTCAGCCAGGAAATCATTGAGCGCCTGCAGCACCAGCGCCTGCTCTTGCGGGTACAGCGTGCCATCCAGGCGCACGGGCAAAAATGGTCGGGCTGGGATGGTGACTTTGTAGCCTTTTCCCGCCTGGCCGCCGAACTGCTGGATGGCCGCATATTTCATGGTTGCACTCACCGTAAGCGTGTTGCCATTCACGGCAGGAACGATTTGACGACGCAAAGAGCCACTGTCGATCAATGGCTTCTTGTTGGCCAATCGGTCCAAGCCTTTGCCATTGAGCAATCCGCCCTGTTTGCTATAGGTATAACTGCGCGCACCCTTTGTATTGCGATGCCCAATCAGGCGATCACCAAGCGCCATCAAAGTTGCCGCGCTGTTGGGCGCCCAGGGCGTGCCATCGGGCCCGCGGCTGGTTTCAAAGCGGCGCTTGGTGCGCTCCGTGATGTCATCGCCCAGCGCGGTCAGCGCCGGCGCCA